TGGATATTATATTATCTAAGGCAGGTAGAGAAACTTTTCCTTATGCAGTTGAGTGTAAAAAGGTAGAGCGAATTAATATTTGGCAATGCTACGAACAAGCGTGTCAAAATTCAGAGGACTTGACACCACTACTAATATTCTCAAAAAACCACTCAAAAGTAATGGTTTGCTTTGAATTTAAGGATTTATTAGATTTGATAAACAATAGTAATGGATTTAAGAGATTAACTAAATGAAACTTACAGAGGACGGCTTATATTTTATATCTTGCCCTAATTGTGGCAGTAAAGATATGATTAAAAAAGGTAGTCAAAAGAATGCTGACGGATCTTTTAAGCAAAAATATTTCTGCAATGATTGCAAACGAAAAACTGTAAATCCAATTAGAAATGACATAGAGGTTGTTAGGGAGAATTTAAAACTTGCTAAACAAAAACAATCTGCCCAAGATGTAAACCGAATAGAAAGAAAATCATTTAGAGAATATGCAAGATATGAAAACGCAGTACATAACCTATTATTTGATATTCAAGCATTATTGCAAAACAAAAATTTTTCAGAATTTAAATTTAAAAAAGTCAAACAGGGTAATAGTGTGGGAGTGTTGCAAATATCTGATACACATTTCAACGAACTTGTTTCCCTACCTCATAACAATTATGATTTTAAAGTTGCTAGTAGGCGATTAAAACACTATGTAAGCAGAGCAAAAGAAATATTTAAAGTCTATGATATAGATAATGTATTAATTGCTATAACTGGCGATTTAATAAACTCTGACAGACGATTAGACGAAATGCTTAATATGTCCACCAATAGATCAAAAGCAGTATTTCTTGCAGTAGATTTATTACAACAAATTATATTTGATGTCGGACAAGATTATTCTGTATCTGTTGCTTGTGTGACTGGAAATGAAAGTAGATTAAAACAAGACTGGGGTTGGAGTGATTTTATGGCGTCAGACAATTACGACTTTGTTATCTTTGAAATTTTAAGACACTACTTCAAAACAACAGATGTGCAGTTTGTAGTTGATGATCCTACGGAAGTTGTAGTCAATGTCGCAGGACAAAATTTATTATTATTACACGGAAACGGTAGTTTTACTACGCAATACGAAAAGAGTGTCAATCAAATCAAAGGTAGATACGCAGGTAGAGGTGTGCAAATAGATTATATTATATCTGGACACATACACTCTGCCAGAGTAGGAGATATTGCAAGTAGAAGTAGTTCGCTTGTTGGAGCAAACGAATATAGTGAAAAAGGATTAAATCTATCAGGAAGAGCAAGTCAGAATATTTATATTTTCCACGAGAATAAAAATATAGACGCTATGAAAATAGATTTACAAAATGTAGGAGAAGAGTGTTATGACATTGACGAGGAATTAGAAAGTTATAATGCTAAATCTTCTGCAAAACTAAAACCAAAGAAAACCATATTTGAGGTAACGATATGATGTTAAAGTTAAATCCAAAGGAAACAGAAGTGCTAAAACATATTTTTGATAGCCACTATGTTAGAAAATTGCCACCTGAAATTAAAGATGTTGCATTAGAAATCCACAGAGCAATTTCTAATCCTAAAAAAGTGACTGAACAAGAATATATTGGACTAAATCCAAATTGGAAACATTGCGAAAATTGTGACGATTAATTAGTATGATTATAGCAAGATTACATCAATGCGTTTATAACGCAATAGTATCGCTTTGTCTTAAATGCAAAAACAAGGAAGGTAAAATGTACTACAATACAACAAATGAAAAAGGAAGTTTGCTTAAAACAAACATAAAACAAGCAGCTAATCAAGAACAACTAACATTAGCAGTATTTCAGACTTATCCTAATGACAATCTATCTGCTTATGATGTATGGCAATTCTTAATTGACAACGAGTCAATCAATGAACAAACACCATTAACATCTATTCGCAGAGCAATTACTGATTTGTCAAATAAAGAAAAACTTGTCAAAACACATATGAAAGTATTAGGATCTGCAGGAAGAAGTACCTACACTTGGAGATTGAAGTGAAGCACGGAAGTTTGTTTAGTGGAATTGGTGGAATTGATTTAGGGTTTGAAATGGCAGGTATTGAAACTGCCTGGACTTGTGAAATAGATGATTGGTGTAATGAGTTGCTGCAAAAAAGATTTCCTGATGCAAATCATTACAGAGATGTAAAAGAAATTAATAAAGATAATGTAGAATCTGTTGATATAATTAGTGGGGGATTCCCTTGCCAAGATATAAGCACAGCAGGAAAAGGAGCAGGATTAGATGGTAAGAGGAGTGGCCTTTGGTTTGAAATGTGGAGAATTATTTGCGAGTTACAACCAAGATGGGTTTTTATTGAGAATGTCGCAAATCTCGCTAATAAAGGAGGAGCAAGAGTATTGCACGATCTTGCCAAAGCAGGGTATGATGCAGAATGGCAAGTTATATCAGCAAGAGATGTTGGAGGTAGACACCTTAGAAAACGAATCTGGATTATCGCCTACAGACAAGACATTTCCAACCGTTTGTGCGAGGGATTTCAGGGACAACTACACAGCTCTAAGAGGGAAGATAGGGACGAGATTCGAGGAGAATGGATTAACGAGAGTTCTATTCAAGGACGAGATACTAAACTTTCCGACACCGAGAGCAGCAGACACGGAGGGAGGGGCAGTAAAGAATGTGGAGATAAGCGAAAAAGGCAGCTTCAGCAGGAAGAACAAAAAAGGAGTTCGATACGGAGTAAAGCTAAAGGACGCAATAATTCATCTACACAAAGAAGAAGAGAAGATGCTGAACTTTCCAACCCCAACAGCAACAGATGCGAGAATACATCCAGCAATGTTAAGAAAGATAGCAAAGACAGCAGCAGAAAAGAATACTTACAGAGGGATAACTCTACCAAATCATCTGGGAATGTTTCCAGAACAAACAGAGGAAGAGAGAAAACAATTTCTCAAGGAAAGAATAAAAAGATTGGAGAGTTTAAAATCGAAACCTTTGAAATACTTAAAAATGAACCCAGATTGGATAGAGTGGCTTATGGGTTATCCCAAAAAGTGGACAGATATAACGATAGAGTCAAAGGACTTGGAAATGCAGTTGTACCACAAATACCATATCAAATCGGAAAAAGAATTGTAATGTTAAACAATCTATTGGAGGAATAATGGCTTACGAACACAAAGAAAATAAAGGATCACTTTTCACTAATGAAAAAAAGGATAAAGACACACACCCTGATTATACTGGACAAATCAATGTAGCAGGTACATTGTATAATATATCTGCTTGGGATAATAAAAGCAAAAATGGAAAAGAATATTTCGGATTATCAGTATCTATACCAAAACCAAAAGAAGAAAAAAAAGAAACTTCAAGTCAAGACGAATTACCATTTTAAAAAATTGGGGTAGTTTGGTATAAATATAAACAATTAAATATAGGAGCTTACCCTCTTGTTAATAAGTTTATGCAAATACCTGGTTGGCTACGGCTACCCCAAAAATATGGCAAGATGAAATTCACGATAAGCGAAAGCAAATATATGAAAAACTAGCATCACTCTCTTGCCAAAAATAAATTTGTAAAATGCCTGCAATAAATAAATCTTGGTACACTTCTGAAAAAGGATATTGGGAAACGCCAAGATGGCTGTTTGATATTCTTGATTCATTTTATCATTTTGATTCTGATGTTGCTGCAAATAAATACAATGCTCTTTGCAATCATTACTTTTCTTTAGATGATAGTTGTTTAAACAATGTTTGGCATAAAACAAATTTTATGAATCCACCATACGGATCAGAAATAAAAAGTTTTATCATAAAAGCTCACGAAGAATATTTCTTAAGAAACAATATTACTATTGCACTATTACCAGCAAGAACTGACACCAAGTGGTTTCATAATTACATTTACAAAAAAACAGAAATTTTATTTATAAAAAATAGATTGCAATATCAAATTGCAGGTAAAGGTAATAAAGATGCTCCATTTCCAAGTATGATTGTTGGTTGGGGAGCTAAAAAACAAGATTTTATACACTTAGAAAGGTTAATTAACGAATAACGCATTATTTTCGGTGTTCATACCACTTTGTTCTATCTCGCTTATGATATGCTATTAAGAGTGTTTTTATGGCTATGTAGGGGTATTTTAAGAAGAAAAATTTCTTATAATTGTTGTTCCAAGTTGATCGCAACTCTGAAAACATTGTAAGCCGTTTCTGATACTTCTAATTTGTTATTTGTAAGGCGAACTGTGTAAAAAGTATCGCCATCTTCACTATATTGAAAAGTATTTTTCATACCTTTTGTATAATTATGCAAAGCCACTAATCTATTTTTGTTTGCTTCGCTTATATTTTCATATACCAACTTTCTTTGTATTCTTGATGACTCGTGATTTGCAAAAGTAAAAGTTTTACCACCGATTGATTTCTTGGCAACTATGCCATCATAAGTTTGAGATACATCAGTTCCTATGTTTGGATTTTGTGTTGGAGTATAAGTTGGACTATCATCTTCAAAAACATTAGCATTATCACTATGCGTTGCAGCAGTTGTTCCATTGACACCTCTAACAACTGTTAATGTATTAGATGAAATATTAGTAACAGTCATTTCTTCATTATCAACTTTTATATTTTGATTAACCTCAAAGTCTGTTCCATCATCAACACTAATAGATGTTGCAGATGTAGATGATATAGCAGCAGAAAGATCAGAAGTGCTATCTGTATCTGGTGTTGTATCTACTCTAAATCTAACTCGTGCTAATGCCATAATTTAATTTACCTCTTTTTATATTTCTCTCAAAACAACTTTTAAACTTCCTGGACTTCTTGTAAGTGATGTTACTATAAATTGCTTTCCATTAAAACTTTCTCCAAAAGGTTCAACTATCATATCATTATGATTAAAAGCACATATATCTCCAACTTCCATTAAATAAAAATAAGAACTACCACCAGAGCTACCAGGATTTATTATTTCTGTATTTATAATTAATTTTGGATTTCCTTCAATGGCGTTATAATAATTAGCAAAACCATTATTTCTTGCACCACCCATATTTGTTTGTCCAACTGAATTTCTCAATATTTCCAACTCATCAGTTTTTATATTTTCTTTTGTATCAATGTTGTAAGTAGATCTTGGATTGCTTGTAGTGTCTGTACAAGTTATCTCCCTAATTGGTTTATCGTTAATTGGATTAATTTCATACTTTACAATTCGTTTTGTTACCAATGATTCAAAAGGTGTAATAGATATATTTAAACTAGTAATATCATCTTTATCTATAGTATGTATTGTTGTTGGCGAATCAGGTATATGTATGTATTGTGGTGTTTGGTTAGATGGACGAAATCTGAATATAAATCCACCTTCATATTGACATTGCTCTAATAGTTTTTTTATTTCTATAGGTTTGTGTGTATAGTATCTACAAAACCAAAAAAATCCAGTTTGTTGTCTATCAGTATCTAATGCACTATATCCATCAGGTGTAGCCGTTACACCTGCAAATCTATATAATATATCTCTATGCATATCGTGAATTAAACTTGCTACTGTTCCTGCGTTCCAAGATTCATCAAATCCATCTGCACCAGTATATAATTTTTTTACTGATGTGACTGCACTTGAGTTAGCAAGTTGCAATTCATCTGTATCATTATCATCTACAATCTTTGTTTCTATTTGAAAAAAAGTATCAAAAAGATTTACTACTGCTAAATTATTATCTCCTCCCACATCACTTGCATCATTAACAAATCGTATTCTTAGTTTTACCTCTTCTGGTGTTTTATTAGTAGCATTAGAAAAATCTGATGTGCTTAGTAAGTCAAGAGTCTGTGGATCTGATGACTGATTTGCTGTTTTAGTTACTTCTTTAAATGCACTATATGAACCATCGTGTTTTATTGCTACGCCTATTTTAATTGTTAAAGTACCATTGTTAGAACTATATCCAGTAATAGAGTAATTATAAATAAATTTTAAGTTTTGTAATGCGTGTTCTTCTTTTGGTATATCAGAAATAACATACTCTTTATCTACTGTAACATCTGTATTTAAAGCAGCAGTAAAATCTGCATCAGTTGATACATTGTCATCATAAGCATTACCAGGATTAGCAACAGTAACTCCACTACCACTACTTGGATTTGTTACTGTTTGTGGACGAATTTTATATGCTCTGTGCAAATCTAAATCTGTACGCATTACATTTCTATTTGTATCATTGGTTGCACCTTCATAATCATCATAAGTTGCATTACTAAAAGTATCATCAAGTGGACACATTATTGGAAATTCATTAGCGTCAAAAGTATCTTTTACTGGATAGTGTAACCTAGCATCAGTTGATTCTGCTTGATGAAACAAACAATTAAATACATCATTGTTTAAAGTGTCCACCTCAACTGGAAACACCCTTGATGCGTCTATGTAATCAGGGGAAGAAACGGTTGATGTTTCTGGAATAGATTCACCATAAAAAATTGGAAAGTAATTACCAGATTTTGATTGATATTCTGGTATAGAAATGTTTTGTATAGGATCGTGTACTGCAATAACAATACTTACCGTATCTTGGTTGCTTAGTTTCACTTCTTTTAATCTACCTTGAAAAATTATTTGTGTATATCCACCAACTCTTGAACTAACAATAACATTTCTGTTTATATAATTGTTGCTACCTCCATATATTTCTTCTGCTAATGTTTTGTTGTGATTAGACAATGTTCCATTTACACAAGTAATAGAAATATTACTAACAGTAGCAGTAGATTTATTTAAATCAATAGATTCTCTGATAGAAGGAGTGTTGGTTATAAATCCGTGATATTTCATATCACTAATACTTGAGTGGGGTACTTCTGCAGTAGCTAATCTTATAATTTCATCAGAAGTGTCTGCAGGTATTGGACTTGATGGATAATCTTGATTTCTAAATTCAAATAACCATTCTTCTTTAATAGTGCTAGTTAAAGCATTATTGTAGTTGGTTGAACCTGATAAAGCCATTACGCAAGATTTCTTTTGATTGTGTTTTCAATCTCTGGTAATAAGTTATCTCTTACAAATTCTTGTGTGCCAATAACATTACCCATAATGTTTACATTGATAGATCTACTACCACCTGCATCTCCAAAGTCTGGACTTGATAATGGAGTAATATCTACTCGTTCTCTACCACCAGGATTATCTCCAACCATAATCATTTGCTGTCCACCAGTTATAAAAGAACCACCACGAGCAAATGCTGGTGTTTGCTGTGCTGCAATCGCAGCTATCTGAACATTGGTTGATGCTTTTAGTTGAGCTATCGTAGCAGTTAAAAATGGTATTTGTGCTAATGCTTTCCCTGCAAATGGAGCAGTAACTGGATTAGACTTCAGTAAAGCTGCTTGTGCTTGTATTTGTGCCATTACTGCCACTATTTGTGCTTCAGCAGATTTTGCACTCATAAAAACTTTTGCTATTTCTACAGCTTGATTTAATCTAAATACAATTTTCTCCTGATCTTTAAATCTCTTAAGTGCATCTTTTTCCATATCTGCTCTTTTTTCAGCACTTGCATTTCTAAATTCTTCAGTATCTCTTAGTGATTGTAATTCTGCTTCTTTTCTTTGATTTATATTTTGTGATGCTAAATCTAAAATTTTATTAAAATGTTTATTAAATAATTCTTCACGAGCTTGAATTATAAGTTTTTCTGATTCTTGCACTAAATTAGCTGTTTCCATTAATGCAGCTGCTAAAGCCGAACGATTTCGAGCTTCTTGTGCTACCAATCTTGCAGAAATAGACATATCTTCTTCGTCCTCATCATCAAACATAATAAAATCTTCTATATCAACAGGTATTGGTTTTGCATCTTCTAATGCTTTTGGTAAAAGATTTTGTATAGGAGAAAGAACATTGTCTTGTATGCTTTTTAACAATTCTAGTTGTGGCACATCATCTACACCACCAAAACTTTCGATTAACATTCTTTGTATATCTATTTCTTGTCTAATTTTATCGACAAATTTTCTCAATCTTTCTATATCTTCTGGCGATCCCTCATCTATAATAGAACCTATTACTTGCGAGCTAAAAGTTTGCCCTGAAGCAACTGCTCCTACACTTGGAGCTAAAGCTCTGGAAAAACTTTGTAAAAAATTTGAATCAAAAAGTATGTTTGAACTTTGAATAAATGCGTTTATATCATCTTCTGTTCCATTCAATGCTTTCCCTAATGATTCAACAGCAGTTGGAACTTCCTCAAAACTCTCTCTAAATCTTTGAATATTATCTGCTTCTGCAAATTCAGATAATAATCTTAAAAATGATTCCTGATCTGTTTCATTAAACTTGGTTAATGCTTCAGCAGCTTTACCAAACAAAGTAGTAAGTCCTTCAACAGTATTTCTAAATGCACTTCCTGCTGCGATATCTCCTATTGCTGCAGAAAGTCTTGAAAATGAGTCGGCTAAATTAGAGAATAAACCAGACATTGTTCTAGATAAATCGTCAGTAGCACCTGCTACACCAACAGAGGGATCAGTAATAGTTTTTTCAAGAGCTTCACGAAATTGTGGTAGAGTAAGTTTTGTTAAATCTTCTATACCCTGACTATCTCTTACTAATTGTAAAATACCTCTTTCTCTTAAAATATCTGCTGCACCTGCACCACCTGCAAAAGCTCTACCTAAAGCAGAAGCTGCTTCTGCTGCTGTTGTACCCATAAATGCTGCTAAGTCTGAAACTGGTTTGATTAAGTTTTCTGCATCTACACCAAATGCTTTTAATGCTGCACCTGCTTCTACTACATCTTCAAGAGTAAAAGGAGTAGTTGCTGCAATTTTATTAAATCTGTTAAATGCTTGTGTTCCTTTATCCACAGAACCAAACATTGCATTTAATCGTGTTTTTACTTTTTCAAATTCTGCAGACTTTTGTATAAATTTACCAACAGAGCCAGTAACCAATGTGAAGGCAAAAGATGCAAGCAATAATTTACTACGAATAGTAGCAAAAGTATTTGCTAGCAACCTATTATTTCGGACACCTAGTAAATTAGTTTTATTTAATTTGTCTTGTACTTTTTCATTTTTTTCTACAGCTCTACCAAGTTTTTCATTGGCAATAGCAGCAGTTTTAAATGCTCTTGCTAACTCTTTATCTCCAGTTGCTTGGAACTTAATTTGTACTTTTAGGTTTGTATCTGCCATTAGTTACTCTTTTTATATTGTTGTGATTGAATATAATTTAACATTTTTTCTATAACATTGCACTTACCAATCCATTTTTTTGGGTGATTTCCGTATGATCCGTCAAAGGGTGGAATATTCATTTTTTTACAATAGGTGTATCGTTGTATATCTCGTTGATATTCTTTGTTTATAAAGTTGTTAGTACAAGCAAAAAAAGGTAGGTGTGATTTGATAGCTTCGTGTATTTCAAACTTTCTTTCAGAAGTAGCGTTATGTTCTTCAACTTCTTCTTTTAATAGCTTGATTACATACCATACATCGTCCATAGATGTAAAGGTGTGAATGCTGTTATTCTTTTTAAGAGGTAACTTAGCTTTATATGGAAAGGTAGAATATCTACAACCCTCACACCAATCATCTATTAATATGTTTAATTCAAGTGAGAGGGTTTCTATTCCCCCAAGCTATTGTATTCCTGAATAGCTAATTGTAATTCTACTCTATCGTTAATTGATAAAGATTTAATAAACTTATCATCTGCTCCATCTACACCATTTCTAATCCATAATGTACTTAATGCAAATTGATTTTTAATTACTGACTGTCCATCTACTTCTTCAAAGCGTACAGAATCCATACATTTATCAAAAGCATCTACGGACATTTCTATAAGCGTAGCTTTAACACCACTCTTAAGAGTTATCTTTTTAGACATTGACTTTCCTCGTTTTTATTATTGTATTGTGATAGAAACAATGTTTCCTGAAGTACCAGCTACTGCTTTACTACTTACAGATAGGAACATTGCATCTTCCTCTGAAAAACTAACATCGGTAATAATACAAGTTGGTAATGATATATCTACATTTCTTGTCACACTATCTGCTGCTGTTAATGTATTTGCAACAGTAGATGTTGATTGTTCTCCAAATGTTTGTATAAGATTATCTGTATCAGCATCATACTTTACAACTGCTTCAAAGGTTACTGCCACTTCTGGAATACCTCTGTGCATTTGTTGAAAATTACCATTTACATCATAACCACTCATAACAACATCGTTTTCGATGGTAAGACTAAATGATTTCATTACTGGATCAGAAATACCTGCAATAGTTGTTACTGCATTTGTTGAGCCAGAATCACCATAATCTGTCATAAAGTAGTTTGTATTAAAACTTGCTCTGTTGTGTGTTGGAACAATAGAAGTATCATTTAATGCTGGAATACAACCAGATTTAAATGTACCTGAAATCTTTAATCTTCCTGCTTCTTCTCCCACATCTCCACTAATAGTTAATGAAGTTAAGAAACAACCCTTAAAATACATTTGTTGAGCTGCTTCTGGTGTCACTACCACTACAGCAAATGTTTTAGTATTATTGCTTACAGAATCTCCATAAGATAAATCAATACCTGCATAGTTAAATGGTATTTCATAAGCACCTGAAGCATCTTGTGTAATGTTTTCAAGAAGCATTGGTAAAATAGTAGCATCTGCAATACCTGAAAAACTAATTTCTTTTACTGTAAGTTTGTTTGATAAGAACATATCTACAGCTTTCATAGTTCTACCTGCTCCGTGTCTTACATCTAAAACCTGTTGTGGGTTTAAAGATGGGAACTCGATAGAATCAATATTAATAAATTTATAATCTCCGTCTGTTTCTTCTCCAGAACCAATGCCATCTGCTTCAGCAGCGATGGCTAACTGAAACTGTTTAGGACTAAATCCTTCTGCTAAATCTGCCATTTCACTTTACCTCTTTTTTAACTTTTTGATCTTTGATTTCTACTAAAAATTCTTTGGCTTCTTTAGGCACAGAATCAAGTTCTACAACTTTACCATTCTTTAATCTTGCCCAATCTGCCCAGTCTAACCCTAAGTAACTTTTACCTCTAGGTAAGACGCCTTCTTTCTTTTTGTACTTTTTAGCCATAATTAACTCCTTACAATATAAAAAGAACCATTAGATAATACAAAGAATTTATCATCGGAAGTTACAAACCTCGCAAATGATTGATAAACTTCTTCATACAATACTGGTACGCTTATTCTTGATACATATACATTCTCTAAATCTGTGTCTATATTATGCTCAATAGTAGGCATACTTTCAAAGAAGTATGGTGTAGATCCACCGTGTGAGTTGTTAAACAACACAGTTTCTATTCTACTGACATCTTTATACATTTCATCTAATGCTCTTTCATTATCATTATATGTTTTAATAACATAATCCATTTCCATTTGATATACATTGAGATAAGAACGAGTTTTCTTTTCTACCAATGTTTGCGATTGAGGATATATTCTCAATGACTTTGTTCCTATATCTCTATAGTTATTGTCAAAATAAACAGGTAATGCACCTTTAAACTCTGTGCGTATTTTATCTCGCAATGGTGTCATTACTTTGTCGTATGTAACATTGTTAAAACTAATAGCCATTATCTAATATTCCTTACAGTCAAATCAAAAGTTGCTTTTCTATATCCATTAATATCCTCATCGTCATTATAATTTATACTATTTATACTAACATTAAACAATGGATTTAATTCTACCAAAGAATAAAATAGTTCTTCCACTCTTGATATTTGTTTAAAAAAATGCTTTACAGTAATATCGTTTCTTTTTCTATCCGATATATATACTTCTAATGAAAGATTATAATTACTGCCTAGTTTAGCATACATAGTATTTTGAGGTTCTGAATTTTCCCCTCTAAGAATAGCAAATTGATTACCTGCTATATTTGTTTTCTTGCTTCTATAAATAGGGAGAGCATTTGAGAACTCACTTCTAACTGCAGTTTGTATCGTTTCTTCGACATTAACTTTCCAAGCATTAGTAGATGCGAGAGCCATTCTTACCTCGATAGAATTGTTTAAAATCTTTACGAGTCATTTTAACTGAACGCATAGAGGCATTTTCTGTTTCTTCGTAAATACCTGTTACTTCTACTTCCCACTCATCGTTTTGTGTTGCAGTAGAACTATCTGACGATCCTTGAAATCTTATTTGCAATCCTGCTGCTAATTCTTGATAATCTCCATTGATAACTTCATCTGTTACTACTTGATTATTTTTTAAAGTATCATCATCTTTTGCAAACACAGAATACTTAGCAGTACCAATAGCACCACCAGTAGTTACAATAACTTTTAATCTGTCGTAGCTACCAAAGTAATTTCCTCTAGTGTCAACAATATTAAGACTTCCAGACACAGACATTTTTCTTACAATCCCTTTTGAAGCATCTCCTGTGTTCTGATAACTTAGTTTTGCTTTCCCTGCATTTAAGTCTGCAATGTGCATTTGTGCTTCTTCAAATAATGCTTCTGCTATTTCACTCGTAGGATCTTTCCCTTTCACTAAAAAGAATGCTGCGACTAATGAAGTTAGTCGTCTGATAAGATAGTCGTATGTACCATCTTTTAATAAAAATTGTTCTCTTGGTAAGTTAGAATCTAATTTAGAATCTACATAATCACTTGCGTCTTGCATCACTCTTGTTTTTAATGTAGCAAAATCTTCTCCTGCTTCCATTAATAAATCTTCTGGACTACTAGCACTATTATAATAATAAACTGCGTCTGCTGCTGAATCGTAAAACCATTCATCGTTTGCATCTACATCAGACAAAGCTGATTGTGCAGAACCTAAATCTTTTCCGTCTGCAAAAAGAATAGTTACCAATCCAGAGTCGTGTGACACATATCTATTTGTAGATTCTGCCACCCAACCATACACAGGTTTCTTTGTGTCGAACTCATCTAAGTTGGGAAAAGTATCTTTTAAATCTCTGGCTGTAATATATGTAGGCATCTATTCTCCTTTAGCTCTTTTGTACCACCCATACCAAAATTTTTCTTGTGTGGGGTTATCAGAAATTAGCAAAGAATAGAATAAAATTCTATATGAAATAAATCTATCTGCTTCTAATTTTTTACAAGCAGATATAGTTGCTGCACCAATTTTACCATCTTCTTTAATATCAAATGTATTTTTATTATTACACGCTTGTTGTAATATTTTTACTGCACGATATTGTCCAGTATTTACAACGCAATCAAAGTAAGCGTATCGTAAATCTTCAGGAAGTTTAGACGCTTTGGAAGGAATCCAATAGTCTTGATAATAAATTTCTTTTGCTTGTTCCCTAGTTAAGTTCTTGATGTCAAGGTGAGGATAGAATCGTTTGGTTATACCATACTTTGTTTCCCCACCTAAATCATCTTTATCATTGACATAACCTCCCTCGTGTTCAAGGACTTTCTCAATGATTTCGTTGAACTCCATTATGCTGATCGTTTCACTTTCTCGAATGAACGCATTCCCCCCAAACCGAGCATACCCAGAAGTATTGTCGTGAGAGTCGTCATATCGAATACTGGTAAATCCACTTGATAACCAAATGAATGTAACAGAAAAAGTAAGAAGGGTTGTAGTACGAAGTGATAACATAGTGCTACTCCACAAGTCCAACCAACAAAAGGACGCCAACCTGCAACAAATAAACTACTGCTATTGGCTTCAACTTTATTAACCTCAATTTGAGCTTTGTTAATCTCTTGTATGAGTTCTGCTTTTTCTGCTTTGTCAAGAGTAAAGTCATCGATTTTGTCTGCTACTTTATCTATGATACCTGCAACTACATTTAACTTAGGCATCTTCCTTCTCTTCTTTCAAAGAAGAATTAAGTTCTGCAGAAAAGTGATTCTTTGCAGCTTGAAGTTGTTGTGCTTGAAAATTCATTCTACCGAGCTGTATATCTAAATCTCTAATTTGATTTACCATTACTTTTTGCTCGTCTTTTAGATCGTCAAATTTTACTTCTTTGCCATCTTCTAGCACTACTTTAAATTCATCTTGTTTTGTTTCTTTAGACATTTGTCCTCCAGTATGGTTAATAATACTGAATATAACAAATTATGAATATCTACGCATTCTTTTTCTTGTTTTGCGAGAATACTTAGCTCGTTGCTTACCTGCTTTGGTTGCTTTTCTTTTCTTGCGAGTTTCGTATGCGTATTCTGATTTAGTCATTGCTTTTAGCAATCTTTGAGGTAGGTATCTTTCTCCAGTTTTGCGAGAAGGTTTACCTGACTTTGTACCCCATTTCTGCTTTGTCCACCTACGCAGACTTTTCTGTGATTTCTTGAGAGCCATTATTTATAACCACCACCTGCTCGTTTGTAGGCGAGTGCTAACATCTGTGCTTTTCTAGCACTCCATTGTCCAGGATTACCACCTTTATTTCCTCTTAGGAGTTTATTGAATAAACGCTTTCTAAGCGTAGGTTTAGTATAATTTCCTGCTTGATTGACTCTCGATTTTCTTTTTCTCTTTGCCACTATCTTCCCTTTATACGATTAATTATTCTAATGAGATAAGCAATCATTTTTTTACTTCTTTTCTAACATCTGAAATAATAGTATCTTCGTTGAATCTCATACTAATTCCAGGTACAAATCGTTTTACTTCTTTACCATTTTCTAACACAATAATAGTAGGAACGATTGTAATATTCCACTCTTTAGCTATGGTAGCACCAATAACTTTGTCCTCTATGTCTATTTCTGCAACATAGCAAATGTTTGCTAGTTTTTCTATTTTAACTCTGTTTTGATGATTCCAACTTGCATTTACTTGCACTACTGAACAATTCTGCACATTCAGTAACTGCACATCTTGGAAGCTGTCTAGTCTAACGGACTGCGAGTATAAGGGCGATTGCCATAACAATAATCCAAGCAACCATACCATACCATAGTAATAATTCATCTTTGTACCTCATATTAATTATTATTCATATCAAGTAGAGTTTTATTAATACTGCGAGTATCCTCTTTAATGTCATCTACTTTTTCTTCTAACTTTTCAACTTTATCTTCTGTATTCATAATACTATTACGAATCATCTGATCTTTCAAATCATATTCTGTTCTACTTACTGGTGGTTCAGGAAGCTCTTTTGCTTCTTGTATATCAGCTTGTAGATTAAACCATAATCCCACTACCATAAATATTGTGACACCAATACTAACGGCAGTTTCTATACTTAGTGTAAATTTTGTATCTTTTCCAACTTCCATTTTTAATCCTTTACCATTTTACTTTATTCGCCCAGTAAGCAGCACTCATCTTACCTTTAGCGATGTTTTTTCTGTGTCTAGCTTTAAACGATCTTCTCCTAGCTCTTTGTGCAGCAGTTCTAGGATTCTTTCCTGCTCCTCGTACGCCTTGTTGCCCAAATCTAATTAATCTAATCTTACCACCTGATTTCGCTAATACAGCGTGTGACTTTTTAGGGTGTTTAGGGGTACGCTTAGGTTTATTATATCCACTAAAGCGTATTCCCCTGTATGTAATAGCCACGATTACCCCTTAATTGCTTTTAAATCAACTAATTCAGCATCTAGTTCAACTACTTGTGCTTCAAGACTTGCTTTTCTTTCTTCTGCTTGTGAAATTGCTTCATCTACTGATTTAACATCAACAAAATCTACTACTTCCACATCTTTACCTGAAGCATCTTTCATTGTACGCATCATTTTGATTTCAACCATTTTTGGTTGCTCAACTGAAGATACTTCTACTGCTTTTTCTGAAATTACTTTAGCCATCTTATTCGTCCTCCTCGGTATACACTAGCTTTTCACCAGTGAGTTGTTCTACTAATCTTGCAAGTTTCATCATATCCACATTTACTTTTTGCGTTGATGTTACATTGCCTTCTTCATCTTTAATATCTTTTTCTGAATAATATCCCCAAGCTCTATCTTCTGATGCTCCACCTGGAATTAAATCAAAATTGTGTGGGGAAATAGTTGTGGTATGTCCTAACTCATCTAATACTTTCATTTCTCCACCATCGTTAAAAATAAATGCCATATTCGTTGCAGCACTTGGATTGGAAGCATTGTCAGAAAAACGCATATTCCCTGAACCATCTATTCTAATTCTTTCAGTTGAAGAAGCACCACCTGCTGCAGTTCTAAAAGCAAAACTACCAGCAGTTCCTGATTGCCCATAAGAAACAAATCTTGTTACATCACTTGAAAAGTCCATAGCAGCAGTAGATGTTCTATCATCGGATAAAGCACCAGTTGATGTTATTGCTCCTGCTACAGTTAATTTTTCTGTTGGTGAGTCAGTTCCTACACCGACATTTCCAGTAGTATCTTTAATAACAAATCTTGTAGCTACACCATTTTCATCAATTTTAAAATCTCCATTTAAAGCATATAAATCATAAGTATTGGTAGTAGTGATTAACTTATTGTAAGCACCATAACCTGCTGCTGTTGATTCTGTTCTTAATACTGCACTACCATTAGCATAATTTCTTATACCACCACTAACATCTAACTTATGTGCAGGTGATGTAGTTCCTATGCCGACGCTTTCTGCACTACCATCTATAAATAAATTATCAACATAAGCACTACTATCACTTTTTAAATTCCTAAAAATAGTATCTTTACCTGCTGTGGAATTTGCAATATATAAATTATCATCATAAGAGTATATTCTACCATCTTTACCAGCACCAAATTGTAATTCTCCTAAATCGGTGCTAATCCATAAATCATTTTGTATTTTACCATCTCCTGCTACATCTAATAAAGCACCAGGTGAGTTAATTCCTATACCTAATCCAGTAGAATTTAAAGCCATAGCAACATTGCCACCAATATAATGATAGTGTACTGATGATCCATGAGCATGAAGTAAAGTTCCACCTGAATATATTCTGGCATAACCACTTTGAGCTCCAAATTCTGCAGTACCTAAACTATTTTCAACTTTCATACTTACTAAATTATTTGAACTTGTGTCTGATATGTGAAGTTTAGTATTTGGTGATGTAGTTCCTATACCGACATTATTAGGTGGTGATAAGTTTAAGTGTCCTGCACTACCATCTAATGTTA